GACACGATAGGAGAAGGTGCGGGTGTTTATTCACGACTTGTGGAATTAGGGTATTCGAATGTGTACTCGTGTAAATTTTCAGAAGGAGCGAATAAACTATCCGATGTAACAGGAGTAAGGGAGTTTGCAAATTTGAAAGCATATCTTTATTGGTGTGTAAGGGATTGGCTTGACCCTGCAAACAAAACAAATGCAGCTTTACCTTATAACGATAAACTATTGGAAGAGGCTACAGAGATAAAATGGAAAATACAGTCTAACGGCAAGATAATAATCGAACCGAAAGAAGAATTAGAAAAGAGGCTAAAAAGGTCTCCTGATTATTTCGATGCACTTGCCAACACGTTTTATCCTGAATGGACTCCGATAAATGTACAACAATTACTTGATGATTTTAGATAATTAAAAAATACGGTTATGATAGAAGAAATTTTTAAGCAAACAGACATTAGCGACATAATAAGCTCGCTGAAGAAAAAAAATGTAATCGTCCCTAAGTGGGAAGATTTACGTTCCGAATATGACGTCATGGAACACGAGGTTATGACAGACCAAATTGAGCGTAAAGACCGAAAAGGTGTTAAGGCTGCGAGGATAACGTATGGTATGCAGAAGCTCGCTACACGTAGGATGACCCAAATGGCTTTTACGTTACCTGTCAAGAGGACATACAAACATGGTAATGATTCTCTTAAAATGGAGCAAGCGAAAGCGTTAGAAAGGCTTTATTATAAAGCAAGGATAGACTCGTTAAACAAGAAACGTTTTAAGGCGTATTTTGCTTCATGCGAGATGGCAACTATTTGGTACGTAGTAGAGCAGGATAACAACGACTATGGGTTCAATTCAAAATACAAGCTCCGTCAGGTCACCTATTCGCCGATGGACGAGAAATTCTCTGGCTTGGAGCAAGCGGAGATATATCCGTTATTCGACGAATATGGAGATATGATTGCGCTAAGTGTAGAATTTATGCACAAAGAGGACGAAAAGGAGGTCTATTACTTTGAGACTTACACAAGCGAGAAAAAGTATTCATGGAAAAAGGTAGATGGTGTATGGATAGATAACGGTGTTTCTAAAGTACCAATAGGAAAGATACAAGGCGCTTATATCAAACGTTCTGCTCCTATTTGGGAAGACCAAACAAACAATATCCGAGAAATAGAGTACACACTTTCCAGACAAAGCGATATTATCCGAAGGAATACAGCTCCTGTGATGAAGGTTAAGGGAAGGCTTATAGATACACCTGCACCGCAGAGCGATGTTTCCAGAGAGGTTTATCAGTTTGAAAACGATGGTGATGTTGATTACGTTAAACCACCTGTTGACCACGAGTCTGTAGATTCGTTTGTGAATATGCTTAAAAATAACATAGCAGAGGAGCTTCAATTACCTTCTTTGGCACTAAAAGACATAACAAGTATAGGGCTAACAGAAGAATCCAGGAAACAAATACTTATAGATGCTCATTTAAAAGTTGGAGAAGAAGAAGGGGATATTATCGAATTCTTGAGCAGAGAAGGTAATGTACTTAAAGCATTCTTGGGATTGATGAACGCTAAGTGGAAGGATTCTATCGGTGAGCTTGAGGTAGAACATGAAATTGTACCGTTTGTTATGAACAGCGAAACAACAGACATAGAGAACCTTTCTAAAGCCACAGGAGGCAAGCCGATAATGAGCCAGAGAACAGCTATTCAGAGGGCTGGATATATAAGCGAAGAGGAAATAGATGAAGAATTGAAGAGAATTCAGGAAGAAGAACGGGCTAACAGAAGTTTTGATCTGTTTGAGCCTACTGTATAGCAAAAGGTCGCTAATAGCTATCATTTGTCAAGTATAAAAGTCGAGGAATGAGGGTACGGTCAGTAGTGAGGTAAAGCAAAATGTCAATTTATGTCGGTCAAAACAGAAAAAGAGCACTATAAAAGGACTGAACAGTTTGTCAAGGAAATTCAAAATCTTTACTTTGAAGTGGCAGAGTATTGTGCAAACATTAGCAAAAACTACAGTTTAGTGGAAGGAATTTTCACGTTTAAAGACCATCCTGTTTTGAACAGAAAGGTAGACAGGATAATCGATAATATGAGGAAGTCTATGTATGCTACAATTGTATCTGGGATAAGCAAGGAATGGGATAAGGCGAACGAAAACAATGATGAATTAGTTAAAAGGCTACTGAAAAAAACAAATATACCGCTTAAGAAATACCAGACGAGAAACTTGGATGCACTCGAAGCGTTTCAGGAAAGAAAGATAAAAGGATTGAAACTATCCGACAGGGTTTGGAATTATACAAATCAATTCAAGGGCGAGATAGAGCAAGCACTTGACATTGGTATTGCAGATGGTCGGAGTGCGGCACAACTGTCCAGAGACATCAGAGAGTACCTTAGAGAGCCTGAAAAACTGTTCAGAAGGGTAAGAGATAAAAATGGTGTGCTTAAGGCTTCAAAAAACGCATTAAGGTATAATCCAGGTGGTGGAGTGTACCGAAGTTCCTACAAAAACGCAATGCGTTTGACAAGGACTGAGATCAACATGGCATACAGAACAGCTGACCATCTCAGGTGGCAACAGTTGGATTTCGTAGTAGGCATAGAAATAAGACGCTCGAATCATTATTATGCTTGTGATGTTTGTGAAAGTCTAAAAGGGAAGTACCCGAAAGATTTTAAGTTTATCGGTTGGCATCCGCATTGCCGATGTCACGCAATACCGATAATGGCTACAGAAAAAGAACTGTTAGATAGTATCGACAATGATTCACCTATTCAATCAAAGAATGAAGTCAGGGATATGCCGAACAACTTCACAAAATGGGTGAAGGACAATCAGGCTCGAATTGATGGTTCAAGATCTAAACCTCTTTGGATGATNNCTAAATCCGCAAAAGAAGCAGAAGAATGGGTAACTAAAAACATTCCATTCATAAAGTCGGCAGACTACTCAGGAATCAGCAGGAATGATGCTAATAGGCTGAACGAGCATTTAACATACCTGCAAAATAAAGGATTTATGAAAGGGAGTGACGGTACAATTAAACTGGTACCATTTAGGGGGAAAGTTTCAGACCCAGTTGGTGGAGGGTATCAGATGCTAAAGCATGGTCAAAAAGATGCGAGGTTAAGGATAGATGTTTGGAGTGATAAGAAATTTAAAGCACTTGAGAAGAAAGCAGAGAAGCAAGTAGAGAAGCAATTTAAAAAGGTAGTCGCCAACTGGGAAGCAGCTTTGGCTACCATTGAAAATGATTTGGCAGCCTACTATAAAGACCCTGCAATGGAAAAAATGACTTGGGGTGATGATAGGCTTGATGTTCTTCTTAAACGGAAAAAGGCTATTAAAGACTTAATGGAGAAAGACATAGCTTCCTTTAAAGCGAATAGAGCGAATAAAATGAAGAGAGCTATGGATTTTGTGTCTAACGTGAGTGAAAATATGGAAGATAATTTAACACACGAAATGGGACACGCCCTGAATGCTAATCTGCAAACAAATTATCATGCTTATTCAAGTGAAGTTAGATCATTATTGAAAAGTATGAAGAAAAAGTATGATTACTATCCTGATAGGGAAGGCATCATATTTGAAACGAACAGTAATTTGTTTGATAGATCAATGCTTGAACACGGAATTAAAGTTTCCGAGTATGCCTGTACAAATGGGGCAGAGTATTTCGCAGAGAGTTTTACTATGTTTATGAAAGGGAAGGAACTCCCTGATAAGGAATTAGAAAAACTTTTTAAATTAATTGTAAGACAATGATACTGACAAAATGGATATGTGTTGAGTGTAAGCACTACTTAAGAGGGAACAGATGTTTAGCATTTCTCGATGGAATCCCCTATGAAATATACTCAGGTAAGGATGATCACCGCAAACCGTTAAAATTTCAAGAGAACAAAATTGTGTTTGAGCCAATTGAAGAAAATAAATAGAGTAAGTTTAAAGATACAGTTTAAAGGCGGTTTAATCACCGTCTTTTTTATGTATTAATCTGACATACAAATAGTTAAACAATACTAAAAACAAGATATTTCAAGAAAAATAATTGATAAAAAGGTCGTTATTAACGAC